CGCCATAGGTCATATTGCTTTGGGCTAGAAAACCGAATATTAGGATCCCAGCTAGTGCCGATTCTATTACTCAGTTGATTTTCTATAAAGGAGAAATGTTCTGGGTACATCTTAAAGGTAAGATTAGAAGTAGCACCCCAAGTCGCCATGGGAACATAACTTTTACATTCTTCATATACCTTTATCATTTCATCAACGGGAACAAGGAAAGGTTCACCACCATGAAACTCACAATGAAGAGTATCGTTATCTTTAATTTGTTTACTAAATCGCTGAACCCAATCGATGACTAATTCTGGTTTCCAGAAAATCTTAGCACCATTTGATCCATTTGTAAAACAATGCTTGCAATTAAGATTACAAGTTTCAGTTGTTTTAAGGTAGAACATCCAATTCATAATATGCCTTTTCACACATAAACTTTTCAAGACCAAATGACAACATTAAAGACGAATGACCATTTAATGCACGATGTGGAGTATTGGCAGGAATAAAAAGACTCTGACCAACATTCAACTCATTGTACTTATTATATACTTCTATTGTTTTTATACCTTCAGTGACATAAAGAAAAACATCATCTGGATCTGTATGCATATCAAAAGAAACAGAATTTGGATATGCTTTAAAAGCATGGCAAGTTACTGGACCATTATGATTTTTAGTTTCTTTTAGATAATTACAATAGTTGTAAATGTCAGAGTTATACTTTTCCATGTTCTGAATTTTTATCGTACAGCCTTGATACAATAAAAATTGGGAGACCGATTCTATTTGAACCTGTCTCCCATGGGTATCAATAACACTTACTACTTTTTCTTCTAGAGCATAATTAGATAAACAAAATTTCTCAAACTCATTATATGATAGCATTTACAATATTACGCACTCAACAAGTTTAACAGAATGTTCTTCGTTAGTTTCTAAAGAGATGGCAAAGCTATTATTTGTATCACCGTAGATACCTTTACCATCTTGATTGCAAATTAGTGGATGTCCTTTACGGATTGGTCCAATAACTTTAACTGGAACACGACCACGAAGTGCAATTGCTTGACCATCTAATTCATCGTTCATGATAAATGCTGGGTTTGTAGAAACAACACCAAGCACTCTTTGACCAGTAGTATAAGAAGCAGTACCTTCAGCATCACCTGCAGAAGCAACAACAATAACTGTTCCTGGATCGTATTCTTGATCAGTTGTATATTTTTCTGCCAAGTCAGCGTATCGAGCAGAAGTACTCGTACCGTAAATAACAGCGAATCTATTTGCAGATTGTCCGATGTCACCAGAACCATTAGTTCCAGTCTTAACAATAAAATCTACAGATGGACTTGATGAACCAGTGATGGTTGGATTACCAGAAACACCATCACCATTAGTGATAGAAATATTAGTGCCAGCTGCAACACTTCTTGTTACTGCTGTACCTGCAGAATCTTTAACAAAGAAACCATGAGTAGTTACAGCAGCCAGTGCTGTTAAGTTATTAGAGAATGGTTGAATATCAGTACCGATAACTAAACCTAAGTTAGTTCTTGCTTGGTTCACTGAAGTTGCTGCAGTACCACCAGAAGCAATTGCCAAAGCAGTTGTTAGAGTTACTGATCCACCAGTAATAGTAACATTATTTGCTGCTTGCGTAGCCATAGTTCCTAAACCGAGTGCAGTTCTAGCTGCAGTATCAGTCGTGGCACCAGTACCACCATTGTTGATTGCAACGACACCACTAACATTGGTTGCATTACCAGTCACAGTTCCAGTTAGGTTACCAGTAACATTACCAGTAACAGCACCAACTAGATTGGCAGTAATAATGTTTGCGGAAAAATTACCAGAAGATCTAATAACAACAGAGTTTCCACTAGTATCATTGACACTAGTATTCAAACCATCTAGCAAGTCAGCATCTAAACCAGAACCTGTTCCGTCAACTGTTTTAACTTTTGTAAGAACATCAGCTGCAGTATAGTTGGTGGCAGTTAGTTTTGTTCCAACCTCACTGTTTAGGTTATCAAAATTAGCGTCTGCCTCTGCAATCGTTAGCGGACTGCCTTTTACACTGCGAAGTACGATTGTTGCCATTATTGTTTACCCTTAATAAGCATTGCGAGCATCTCTTTTATCTCTGTTACATCTGACTCAATTTTTTCAATCTTGTCAGAGTTTTGTTTAATTTGTTGATTTAATTCTTTAGCTGCATTTCGTTTTTGCAAATAGTTCTCACGATCTGTTCTATTTGTATTTATCACTGCACCACTGGATAGATCTCTTATGAGACCATCCTTGTTTTGTATTTTAACAAAACCTTCCATTATACGCATGCCAGCACACGAAGATCTTTAATTCTTGGTACTTGAGCAGTATTAGAAGATTTCATAACAATCTTAATTTGAACAGCATCAAACGCAACCAAGTCATCCAGTGAATAAGAAGCATCATAAAATTCATCTGTTTGATTAGATGCAGTTATGATAGCAGAATCTATTGTCATTTGTGAATATGCAGCATTTCCAAATGGTACAGTGGAACCAACAATATTAGTTTTGTACCAAACTTCAATAATAGCATCAGCTGGAAGATTGGCTGCAAATTTAACTCTTAGATAATTAGAGTGGGCTGCTAGGTTAACTCTCTTAGTTACATATTTACTATATGTAGAACTTTCTGAAGGAGCATTCTCAGCTGCAAATCTTTCTCTTTGAGTCAGTGTTGCGTTACCAGTAATTGCTGTTACAGCAGAGTCGAATGTGATAGAAGTACCATCAGCAGCAACTGCTGTAATTAACTTAGTGCTTGTTCCAGTACTTGCACCAGCAATAGTTAAAAACTTACCAACAGTGGCAGTTTTAAATGCATCTTGTTGAGTTGATGTAGTAATAGTACTACCTGCAACAGTCACACCAGTAGCGTTACTCAATAATACATTGTAATCTAAATTAGCCACATTGAGATTGGTCTCAGATGGATTATTAATTTTATTTGAAATAGCAATCAAACTTGTTCTATGGGTATCAATAATTGGTGACAGTGCATCATTAGAACTACTCATAACAATGTTAAATTTAACTGATTTATCACCACTTAATCCAAACACAACATCAGCTTCATTTTGCTCGGAAGCGATCATCTTCGGTATACCGAAATAGTTAGTTTCATTTGCCAACACACCACTATAAACAGTATCTTGAACATAGGCTGCTTGTGAAGTTGAATCAACAGATTTACCAGTAACACCTTGTATTCCAAAACTAATTGGAGTTTCAGAGAATGATTGTAGTTGCACTAATGGCTGAACTGCATCATACTGGATATGTCTTGTTGCCTTAACTGCAGAACCACCACTATATCCAGATGATGTTGCGTTTGTTCCAAGAGTGATACAATAACTGTCTAAATCAACATCACTAATTGCATGAGTTGTATTAAATCCTGCAAAAGCAATACCATTGACATTGGCAGAAACACCACTAATAGTTACATAAGAACCAGATGGAATACCATGATTTTGTTGCCATACACGAACTTTAGCAACACCTGTTCTAGTTTCAAACGGATTAACACCTAATGTCACTTTTGATAAAGCATCATTTGTGTATTCAATATTTGAATTAACACCAGTTGCAAACTGACAACGATAGATTGTAAACTTCAAATCTTGAGTTTGATCTGCTGTCCATGTAGAAGCATTTTGAGATTTAAATAGTGAACCAAGATATGGTTGCTCAGAAATAGTACGAGCAGTTCCAGGCATCTGATCACCAACTTGAGAAATCCAAACTTTGTAGTTATTTGAATCTGATGCTAAAATAATAGCATACTCAGTATTTTCTTGAGCATAAACTGGGCTAGGGAATGTAAATGTAGTTGGTGTATTATAAGAATGTACATCTACTCCATCTAATAATACTGTTGTCTCAGAAATATTTACATACTCTGGTTTCATCGTTACACGAGAGAATGGAAGAACTCGTTTTCCTGGATAGCCATTAACTACCTCACGAATTTCCATTGTTACTGGAACTGCAGTATCTTTAGATGCAAAGAACACATCAATTTTAGATAAGAAACAACCACCCTTTTGTTCGATTAAGAATGTTTGCGCAAGAGGATCCCACCAACCAGTATCAGCAACAACTCGGTCAGAAGTTTGAGTGATAACTTGATTATCCTCAAGTGGTTCTTGCGCTAATTCTGCATTACGAACAGCATGTACTGTTCTTTGTTTAGTTTCAAGAATACCCTCAGCACGATAATTAGATCTTGCACGAGAAGTAAACGCTCCATTTGCAGTTGTCACATCAACAAGTTTTAATTCACGACTACCACAACGGAATCTTAGTTGTTCATTATTTGGAATATTGAATAGTAAATTTAACTCACCATTAAAGTTAGAGATTAAAGTGCTACCAAGTGCCTTAGTAGTAATTGTTCCAACTGTTCCAGATGCAGCAGTAGGAAATCCTAATGGGTTTGATGCAGTAATTGTTTCGCTACCAGAGAATGTACCCTGAATATTAACTACGAATAATGCATATGTACCAGCGTCTGGATTATATTCTTTACCAACAACAACTGCAGTTGCAGCAGAAGTTCCACCAGTAATAATATCTCCACGATTTAAACAAACTTGTGAGTCACCACCAACTCTTCGAGAAGCAGCAGTTGCATTTGAACCAACATTGGTTTCAGTATCAAATTTATTATGTGTTATTAACTTGGCTGCAGCAGTTGCTCCAAAAGGAACATATGCAATCTTAGATGCTGGTGTGCAATAAGCAGAAATGTCGATACCATCAAAGAATGGATAGAATCGAGTGCTTGGTTTTAATTTTTGAATCTGAACAAGAATGTTTCTTGAACGAATATAAGGAATAGCTGCAGTTGACAAAACACGATCCCCAACAACTTGTCTGTCAATCTTCTCAATAAGAGTAGTTTTGATACCTGTTCTATTTTGACCAACTTGAGTCGCTTGTGTTTCTACAGTAACTTGGCGAGCATTATCAATGCTTGCATTATCACCTTGTCCGAAACGACGACGCAATTCATCAACAGAAATACGAACATCACCGTATCCAGCTGCCCAGTTAGTTCCGCCTGTATATACTACACGACCTGTACTGATTGGCGCACCAGTCCATTGTGTTTGCCATGCATTCCAAACTGTTCCAAGAACACCTGATTTTTCGGCGATGTTTTTAATTGTGTTAAAGTTTCCTTCAACATCAACTACTAAATCTGGACGACGATCTGTTTCAAACCAATCATCAGAAGATGGATTAATTTTAACATCACCAAGGAATGTAAATACAGCGAATGGATTAATGTTTTCTAAACGAGAAGCATACGCTTGTGTAATGATCGGTAAATGATTAACAACAGGTAATGTAATAACATCACCATACAATTTGTAATTTGCTGCAGTACGATCACTATCAGCAGAAACAGCTTCAATTAAGTTGACATTTTGCATTGTGTAGAATGGACGGAGTTCTGCTCTTTCCATATCAATCGAATTCAAATAATCAGGCGATGTTGTATCACCTGTATTATGTCCAGCAAAATTATCTACAATAAATCCATTTTTAAATCTGTCTAAACCATTACTGTCTATAACATTTAAAGATTCTGTTTGTTGTTCTAGCAATGATAGTGATGTATAGTATTCTAGGTTATCAATTCGTTTTTCTAGTTTACCGATATCACGCATAGTGTATCGTTTGTTATCAAGTCTATTTACTTGCACATTATTGTTTAATGTACCAAAAGTATATGGTTCTAATGTTAGATTATAGAGAACAAGACCAAGAGTTGGATCTAATGGCTCACCTGGATTTAAAGATGATACACCATCAATAGCAAAGAAAGTTCCGCCAAAGTCTACCGCAATCTTAGTTTTTCTTGCTAAGTAGTATTCAAAATCAGTTATAATGTCAATACCACGCTTTGGTAGTAATGTTACAGAAGGGTTTGTACCAGTATATCCAGTTCCTTCGTCATCAATCTTTGGTCTAAAATCAATAACATCTCGTAAGGCAGTACCTTGGAAATAAGGTAAAGCACCATACTGAATAGATGCAGGGTATGAGTCTTTAGTAAAATAGTCACCAGTTCCGTGAGTAAAGTAATCAAATGTTACTTCAATAGGTGCTCCTGGTGGAGCAAATGAATTTTTAAGAATTAATCTTGATTGATCGTAGTGAGTGGATCTTTGTCCATTATCCCAAATAAAACGATCTGAAATATCGATAGAGTAAGTAGCACCTGGAGATGCAAATGTGCCAGATTTCATTTTAACAGAAATTAAACGATAACCATCACCCTTACCAAGTTTTAATTCAGTAACTTGTGCAGTTGCTGCAGTGGTAAATGTTTTAGTGGCACCAGCAACTAATGTTTTTGTCTTTTGAGTTAGTGAAGCACCACTCTTATTAACAGCTGCAATAACAAAAACAGTTCTACCATTTAATCCTGAACTAACCGCAATAGATGCGTTTGCACCTGATGGAGTAACAGTGGCTGTAACAACAGCACCACCATTTGTTGTATCAGTATCAATAACTGTATAGTTATCTTGATCCGCAGCTGAAGCCATAGTTCCAGATGCAGTAGAAATAGAGATAGCACCAGCAGACACGCTACTAGTAAATGTTTCATATACAGTGTAAACTGTATCGCTAATATCTTTAATTGCGTAATATGGGAATGGGAATAATAAAGAAGTATTCTCTGGCTCGTATAATTGTGTTTCAACTCTGTCAATAGTAACACCAGTAACAGTTGCATTAGCATCGATAGTTAAAGAAATCTGGGAAGCAATAGCAGTAATTCTTCTTAGAGCAGTACCCAAGAAAACATAATCGCCAACTTTAAGATCAGTTTGGAAAGAAGTTCCAGTTCCAGTCAATGTGGTAGAAGTAGCTGCAGTAACAGAACCAATTAAACGAACTAGTGCTGCAGAACCTACTGCGGTTGTAGATTCAATATCAGCACTAAAGTTTAATTTAACATTTGAACTAGAACCTAGATGAAAGAAAGATTTAACATCTCTGTTAAAATCATATCCAGTACCCATTTGAACATCAAACAACCCTAATTTGTAAATAGCAGTTTGTGCACCGATTGTTCCGTTATGATATTCCATTAAACGAACACGAGCAGTACCAACTGCAGTTCCACCAGATGGAATTGTTCCAACTGCAGCAGTCACTCTATTATAAAGAGTAACTTGTTTTAGCGTATTAATTCCTGGAGCACCATTCACATTGGTTACTAAAACATAGTTACCAACTGTGGTAGGAATAACTGCATTATCAACTGCGACAAAATCTCTGGCTTTTTGAACTGTTACATATTCAGTGGCAGGTTTTTCAATTTCATAACCTTGAACATATGCTTTTCCTGGCTCTAAACCAATCGCCAATCTTGCTTCATTACCTTGTTGTGTTCCAAGATTTTCTGAAGTACCTGGAGTATAAACACCACGATTGTAGTATGGTGTTTCGTTATATTCCCATTGAATACCTGAAGTACCAACACCACTAACAGATCCGTCATAAACAAGACCAGAAGTATGAGTTGGTGGAGTACTGTTAGAAGAAGTACCAGTGTTCTTTGCAACATAGTTGTAACCACCATTGGTCACCACATCGCCATTTAAGAAAACACGACCTGTTACCCAAGCGCCACGATTATTGTTTCTAAATTCACGAACATCAATTTCAAAATTCTTAACTGTGTAGTTACCAGACTCATCGTATGTTCTATGAGCAAATTCTTTTTCAAGATATGAGTATTCTGATTTATCAACTATCTTTTGAGTTTGTCCAGTATTAGTACGAAGCAGTTCGATAAAATCTGTATCTAGTGTACTATCTGCTGCAAGTTTAGTTAATACAGCATCGATGTAATAACGATGAGCACCTGGAGCAGCATAGTTGAATGAGTTTTGCGCATTATCAAAAAGAGTTCCATCTTCTTCTGCAGTAATGATAGACTCAGAAGTAACTAAACCAATTCTGTAAGATGGAGTATTTGTAAATTTGTCAAGGATAATTGTTTGTTCTGGAACTAGAACAAAATGCCCTTTAATATAGTAAACACCTTGTTGAATAGTTGCAAGAGAACCAAGTCCTGTTGCAGAAGATGTCGCAGCTTGAACTGTAAATTGCCCAGCAGTAATTTCAGTACCAGCAGAGTTTGTGCCAGCAAGGTTTGTTAAAATGTCTGAATTAGAGAATGTTTTGGTGGTATTATTATCACCAGAATTTAAATAACGAATGAATAATGCTGCAGAATCTGCTCCTGCAGAAACAGTATAATAAAGTACCTGAGCCTGAACACCAGCTGCATTTTCAACAATTAAACCATTAAATTTAGCTACAACAGTATCGGCAAGAACAGCACTATATGTTGCTTCTAATTTAACATACGCAATTTTAGTGTCAATACCGATAGCACCTGGAATAACCATGGAGCCTTCTTTGAACACATGGTCACCAAAACGAGAAATTTGGTTTTGCAGAATAGTCTGCATTTGAGTTAATTCTCTTGCTTGGACAGCATATCCTGGGCGATAAAGAATTTTCAAGAATCGTTTTGATTCGTTGAAATCGTCGTAATACGGTTCGGTGTTAAAATCAATAGCCATTCGTAGTTTTCTCTTTAGTTGGTTCTAATCTATTTATGTTAGAATCTGATAACTGTTCTTAAAGTAACTGTTTCATCGGCAGAAGGTGTAAACCCAGCCTTGTTATCAATAAACATTAACTGACCAGAATATTTATCTATGGTTGGAGCACCCACTGATGTTATACTAAAAGTAGATCCACCAGCATTTGAAAAGGTATCATTGACTAACGGTATATCGTTATCTAATGACTGTAGTAATGCACTAGTCGAAGATGATGCCACTACACGATATCTTCTATCAAAGTCATTCCCATCAATAGTTCTAGTAACTGTTACATCAGTATCTCTTGGGAATTGCGTAGTGTTAATTGATGCTTGTATAATAAAACATCCTGAACCGATAGTTCCTTGAAATCTTTGATCAGAGTTAAACTGATTTGGGTTTTTAATAATACCCAATTGACGATAGTCGTTATTTACAGAAACTCCCTGATTCAAGTCTGTTGATACATTACTATAAAACATCAAAGTATCGGCAAACAATTCATTTGGAGCATTTTTACCATGACCACCAAAAGGAGGCATGATTGCTCTAAGGTTGGCTCCATATCCGTTACCTGTCACAACAGCGTTGGCAAAGGAATAATTTTGTCCTGCGTTTGTAATATTAATTTTACTAATTTTACCAGTGGCAGAGTCAAGAGTAGCAGTAGCGGTAGCACCTGTTCCATCACCTTGTATTTCAATATCTGCCACACCGTAACCATACCCACCAGAAATAATTTTAATAGCGTTTATAGTTCCAGGTGAAGTTAAAATTTCATTATTAGCTTGAAGTGATTGGATTGTTCCAATATTAAGATCAGCTGCTAATGCAGCATTAGTGCCGTCACCAGTAACTGTAATAGTTGCATTGGAATATCCAATACCTGGATTCTCAACAATAACTGCAACTATTTGACCAGCGTCAATTACTGGTAGTAATTTTGCTTCAGATTTTGCTGTCAGAAACGATAATTCTGCTGCAGCAGTTCCTGCTCGACCAGCATCAGTGATAGCAATAGTTGGTGCAGCAGAATAACCAGATCCAAATTTACGAGAAACTTCACCCGATGCTGGGACACCTGCATATGTTAATGCAGCTGGAACACCAAGATATAATAATGCAGCAGTTCCATTAGTTACAGTTCCAGTAGTATGTGACGGAACTGTAGAAGCATGCGTTGTACCTGCAGTTGTAACTTTATACAATCTACCAGAAACATGGACAGTGCTATTTAAAGTCAACGCAGTCGATGCTGCAAAAGCTGGAGAGTTTGTCGCTGTTCCAGATGTATGAGATGGTGCAACTGATCCAAAAAAGCCAGCAGTAGATACAGTGTATAATCTACCAGACTGAAAGTATTGTTCGCCAATTAATACTGCTGATAATGCACTCCATGCAGTACCAAAGGTTACTGTTGGATCAGTAGTATAATTATCACCCTTGTTTGATACAATACAGTATAATATCGAACCATTACTCATTTTTGCAGTTGCAACAGCACCCGATCCGCCACCACCAGAAAATGTTATTGCTGGAGCAGAGGTATATCCAGAACCAGCATTAATAATATTAACTTCTTTAACACCACCAAGTAATGTTATACTACTAATAGATTTAAAAGAAGCTGAACCATTACCCAAACCAGTGCCTGCTACTGCAGCAGTAAATGTGCTACCTACACTATATGTTACACCGCTAGTTGCAGCAATAGTATTCCATTGAGTATTAGTAGTAGTTCCAAGAGTTTCAATTGTATACTTTATACCAGTAGTAAATGAACCAGCAGATACAGTAGTACTAGATGTAGTAACAGTTCCTTTAACTCTAGTTCCAAGATATTTTACAGCAGCTGTATTATTCTGAACTGTACCTAATCTGTGTGTAGGTTCAGATGCTGACATAGTTCCAGGAGTTACTACTTCATAGAAATCAAAATTACTATTATGTATTTTTTGTCCTAAAAATACTGCAGCCGATGAAATAAATGCAGATGCATTTATAGTAGGATCACCGAAGGTTACTGTTGGATTATCATAACCATTACCACCAGAAGCAACTGAAATACTAGTTAAAAATATTGGATCTTCTTCTCTATATCCATCACCAGAAACTGTAATAGTCGCTGATGTATATCCAGTTCCTTTATTATTAATAATAATGCTATCCATGGCACCATTAGAATAAAACTGATTTGAAAGAGCAGAAACCACAGGCATCTTATCTTCCGATAAAAATTTACTTCTTAAATTAATAGGAACATTATACATAAACTTCCAAACATAACCATCAGCTGCGGTTATTGGAGAAGTCGCTGTACCTAATGGTTTATTAGTTGATCTAGCATTATTGTTATTATCTAAACATTTATAGACATTAAAATCTTCTGTTAGAACATAGTAATTACATTCTTCAAGTTTTTGTTTACCAGAAGGTGAAATATTAAGAATTGCCTGCAAAATTGCACCAGTTCCGCCACCACCTGTAACAGTTACTGTTGGTGTAGAAGTATATCCAGATCCTCTTGAGGTATTGGATATACCAATGGCTTCAATGTTAATAATAGAACCATCATAAACAATCGGATAAAACTTAGCACCAGTACCACCACCACCTGTAACAGTGATGGTTGGTAGTGAAGTATAACCAGTTCCACCATTAACAATATTAATACCAAGAATTTCAGTAGAATATTCATCATCATACATATCGTAAACTAAACCAGTAGTCCAATTTTTTCGAGCGATAACAAATGATACATCAGATGGTGTAATGGCTTTCGTGGTAATAATATCACCACGAACTGTTCTTTCGTATGCATAACTATCCACTGGATATGGCGGTGCAGCCTCATCGCTCCATTGCAATGTTTTACCAAGGAAATAGTAGTAATTACTACTTCTGGTTGTTACATCCTTGTAAACACCCTCTGCAAGAGTTTTATGCAGGATTGTCTTAATTAGAGAAGATGATGTCGCCATTTAGCAGAACCTTAAACTTAAATTAACTTACTGTTACAACCCATGTCACAGCGATTGTGTCGCCAGCTCCCTTAGTCACAACTGGGAATGTAGTACGGCAAAGCATAGTACCACCTGAAGAAGCATTAAAAACACCTGCCTCAGTAATAGCACCATCACCTGTACCTGCTGGGAATGAAGCAGTGTATGTAATTGTGTTTGTAGAAACTGTATTACCAGACAGTGAAACACGACCAGTTTGAGTACCCAATCCAGTGTCACTAGCACCTGGAGATGTAGAACCAGTACCAATACCCATGTGAGTCATTGCAGCTGGACTGTTAGTTGTTGTTTTAATCATTGACGAAGCAATGAAGTTTTTACCTGCTGTTACAACTAAGTTAGGCACTTCAAAATCTTGTGTTGTTACACCTTGTGCATTAGTTTTAACGATGCGAACTTTACCTGTCGCTTTTAGGTTTTCATTTTGTTGAATCATAGGGATCTCCTGTTTAAATTAAGTGAAGGTTTGTTGTAAACCAACGCTGTACTCTTGCGAATAATAATCTTGGGCTTGGTATGAATTCATCCAAACCTTTCCTGCTTCGGTGAAAGTGCCGATACTCGTATCTTCTAGATATTTAGTCGTGGTGTGCGCCAAAGATTCTGAAATAACTGGTGTATCTGTTAATACTTTGGTAGTATCTATGCTAGTGATAGAATCAGACCAAGTTCCTACATTGGTAGTTGCCAATGCTTTACCAAATAACAATACATCACTATCTGTTGGTGTATCTATTGAATCAGCCAGTACTTTAGTGAATGAAAATACATCATTATCTGTTGGTGTATCTATTGAATCAGCCAGTACTTTAGTGAATGAAAATACATCATTATCTGTTGGTGTGCTGATAGAATCTGATAAAACTTTTGTAAAACTTAATGATATCGCTCCAGTATCTACGATAGCAAAAGTATCTTCAAGACCAATACCAAGAGATTTAACTAACGATTCTAGAGCAATACTTAAATTGATATTATTGGTAATATTGTACTCACCAAATAGTGCCATACCAGCTGGATGAAGCATAGTCTTTACTGCTGATTTATATGATTGTAATCTTTCATCAATTCTTATAACATAAGAGAATGCTTGATAATATTTACTATCTTGAATAAAAATAGAGTCATCTAAAAATCCTGCATTAGAAGTAAAGTATCCAGGATATTTTACAAGAGCACCAAGATTAACTTCAATAATAGCTGGGTCAGCGGAAGCGACTTGAGCATTTCTAAAGTTTAATGAAAACTCACGAATAATAGAACCTGCATATGTACCATCAACGAAATCAGTAGTAATATAGTCTCCAAGGTTTACATAACCTTGTTCGTCAAAACCTAAAGTTCTATCACCGATCGCTAAATTATCTCCAGATCTACTGGATGATGCGCTAGCCACCAATAATTGAGCAGCATTAACAGTGTTAGATGCTAGTAAATTTACAGCAAAATCGGCAGTGTATCCAATACCAAATTTAATAAATTCTCCATACTTAATACCATTGTTATCATCAACTGCAGTTACTTTTAATAAAGCACCAGTACCAGTTCCAGATTTAACTTCAAACACCTGACCAACACGGAAGTTTTTTCCAGCTTGCGTAATCTTAGGTGTTTGTGTTGCAGGTAAAATAGTAGCTTGAAATGTATCTTTATA